CTAGTGGGTTTACCGCAGATGTCGTTGACCAGAATGTAGACGACATCTCAAGCTTTCCGGGACTACCTGTACCGTTCCTAGTTACCATTCTAGACTCTGGTAGTAGGTTTCTAAAGTTTCTTCTTCTTATAGAATTTCTAGGTAAAGATAGGTAAGTGCTTCCACCCGATGCGAACAGCGCATCATTTATATTGTCTACCTCAATTCGCTTGAACCTATTGTCAGACATATCGACCGCGCAGACTGCATAGCCTGCTACATGAGAAGATCCCTCATACAGGCTAGTGAATCTAGCATTTACACCATAGCAAGGATTGTCTTGGATACCTGAAGCTGAGTCTGTGGTGTCGGATACTGTAAGTAGAATGTCTGGTATTGCGTGAGCGGGTGCTACTTCATTAACAACACTTCTTAGTTTTCTAACTCCGTAAGACCCGTCAGAGTTTAGTTTTCTTGATGAGAAATCAAAGGAACTTGCAGCAAGAGAAATTAGGAAGTGAGAAGATTTACCGTTCCAAAGAGTTAGCAAGCTAACCTGATCAATCTCTCTGTTGCCTGTTGCAGCCTTCACTACCTCCTCGTAGTTTGGAGCATACTTGCGTTCCTTTGTGAAAACTACAAAGTTATTAATGACAGATGCGATATCCGTATTGAAGTTTGTGTTTTCGGTTATGAAGGTTGTAACTTGTTCTGCAAACTCAGTAGGTACTCCGTAACACTTTAGGTAATACTCAATTCTCTCTAGCATTACAGGAGTAATCTGAGCTTGAGAGTAGAACTGTCTCTTTTCGTATGGAGGAATATAGTTCACACCTCCACGATAACGATACACATAATCAGGATGATACCAAAGTCTAAGATCTTTTGAGTCTTCATCATGGCGAGATCCTGTCATGTACTTGTATGATCCGCTCCCGTCTGGGTGAAGGTGGTAAGGTCCGAACCATACCTCGTAATCTTCTGGGCGAACCTCTATTCTCCTACCATCCCTTCCAAATACCTCTCTGTTAGTTGGTAGGACCGTAAGCTTTGGAGTTGGGTAAGGCTTGTTTCCTAAGAAGAACGAATCAGGGAACTCTAGCATTAGATCAAATATAATCTTGTCTACTAGAAGTTTTATATTCTCTTCTAAACTCTCATTTGAATACCTAGTTACACCAAACTGTTTAGCGAGTTCTGGGGTGTATGTTTTAGAGTCTTTTAGTGCTTCAGACTTTGTGGCAAGCGTGTAGAAAATCATATCAGGAAGATACGATTCCCAAAGCTCAAATATCTTCTCTCCATCAACAACATTAAATACACCTTGAGAGAAGATTAAATCAAGAAGAGTTTGAATGGATGATTTTGTACCCTTCTTCTTATAAACTTCTACTGCGTTACGAAGCTGTACTCTCCACTTATCGGGATCAGTACCAATCAATCTCCAACCAATTAGCTCTGCAAGAAGTTCTAAATACTGATCAGGACATTTTCCTATATCGTATAGTATGGAAAGTTCGTTGTCTTCTGTAATCCTGTCGGCTATACTGAACGACATGGCTTGGAAGAATTTTACAAGAGGTCCATCTGCCTCTTCTTCGTCAATTATTCCTCCACCATTGAAGTAAGTGGTAAATGTATCCCTAACTTTGTGATCTGATGAATCTAAAAAGTGGGGAGAGTATACAACTTCGTTTAAGGTTTTTAGACGATCAAGTAGTTGAGTTCCACTGGTGTAAATCGAATTCTCTATACTTATTGAAGATACATATTCTGTTGGGATTATGTTATCAGATAACGCAAAAGTAGCTTGATGCCTCCACAAATACTCTTGGAATATGTTTATGCAATCAACGAACTCTATGGGTCTTCCTCTCCAGAGGTTTGTTGCTACGAGTTCTGCTACAGCATTTGATGGATCGTATACCCCTACTGCGGGACCTTCGCGGTTTAGGAAATAAAGCCATCCTAAATTATCAATGAGGTACTTGTGAGTTCCGCTACTATCTGAAGCATATACTCCTGATGTTCTAGTATTATCAATAAGGCTTGTGTGTGGGCCAGTAGTAGGCACAGGAAACTTAGCCAGTTGTAGGTTTATTCCAGTAAGGAAGCTTGCGCTGGAATCGTAATCTTTATAATATACTCCAAGAGGTGCTAAAATGTTTCTCTCAAAATCGTCAGGAGTTATGATGTTTGGAACAGTTTGCTTGTAAAAGAATCTAGCAAAACCTTCAGGGGTATCTATGGACGATAGACTCACATCTCCTGCGAGGGCGGACACTGGAAGGGTTGTGGAGATGTTTTTTACTGCAAGGATATGTGAGTTTATGATTTGGTTTGGGTAGCTAACATGCTTACCTGTCAAAGCTATTTCATCATTGAAATATACTTCAGGGATTATCTTTTTAAGAGCGTCTATATAGTTTCTTTTAAAGTATTTCTGACCAGATTCATAGTTTTCAAACGACCTACCCGTAGACACAACAGATACAATATTGCTCTTTGTTTGTCCTAGATCGTTAATTTGGCTAGATTTTGTATATCTTCTGGTCATTAGACTAATACCGTTTTGATAATGAAGTTATTAAGTTGAATAATTTCATTGAAGTCTACATCAATAATTGGATCAGTATTATCGACTGTAGCGAATCTAACATTGGGGAGCTTGAATATTTCCTTGCTAAGATCAGCGGATACGAAGGGTCTTCCGAAGTCGGTGTTATCGACATCAAAGTAGTTTAGAATTACATCTCCAACTTCTTGCTCGATCTCTCCCTTGATGTCCTGTATTTCCTTATCTACTCTAACTGTAATTATTAAATCAAGAGTTCTGATAAGGCCATCAACCACCACAACTTCGTCAGTGATCATCTTCTTCTCGTTTATCTCTTCTAATAATTGTTTCTTGAAGGTGATGGATGCTTTTTGTAATTTAGTTTGAGAAGCTCGCTCAAGCGTATACACATCTATAACATTTGCAGAACTGTAGGCATCTCGAACAACTGCTGTTGTTTTACCTAAAGTGCCTTGTCTAGATCTAAATGAGTTGCCGAATGCGATGTAATCTTCAAGAGTTACTATTCTGTCTTGTCTTCTGAAGTTTAAGGGAGCATACTTCTTGGCGTGTTCGGCTGTCTCTGCTTCTGCTCCTCCTGTGATAGGTGTGCGGTTTTCTACAGTAAACTTTAAAGTTCCCCCGGTATCAGTATCGGCTGTAAGTGAAACATTGATTGCTTCAGATGGTAAATTGCCTCTACTGCCTCCACCAACGCGATATGCTACAGTAAATTGAGCGTTAGGGGGAGGAGCTAATCCTACAAAGTTATCACCAAATATTATTGTTGCTGCATAATCATCGTCGTATGCAACTTGAAAAACTTTGTCCGTGGCACCCGATGCTGAATAAAGCCTTTCAACTTGTTCGTATATACCTGTTGCAGGATCGCCTACACCAGCATCAACATACACTTGGACGCTTCCATCAACAATTGGAGAGTCAGTCAGGGTGATTGTTTTGTTGCCCTCAGTGGCGTCGAAGGTGCCATTCTGAGTGACCAAGGCACCTTCTATAAGTGTTAGGTTAGTAAACAAAGAACTAGCTGCATTATCGGCCTCAGATCCTTCTAATACAATAGTTGCATCTAATGAGTCTAGGTCCTTGATTAAGTTATTCTCTACTTTATACAATGTATAGTTTACTGGAGCGCCATCTTCTTTTGAGATTATTGAGAATACTCTAGAGCTTGGTTGAAATGTTATTGGGAAGTCCGATGCGATGGGGTTCGAGGTTGCCTCTATTCTTGCCCCACCTATGGCTGCTAAAGGACCACGAAGGTCAATACCTATAAGCTCCAAAAGCTTCTTAAGGTTGTTTCTAGTCTTAACAGTTCTAAGATAGTTTTCGTTTGCAAGCATGTCTGCCTTTAGAGAGGAGACTGTCCCCATGTAGGCAACTAGTTCGATAAGCATCATACCTAAATCAGACTCCGCAAAGTTTTGATAATCAGTAGGGTAGACTGCTTTTACATAGTTAATCAGATCTTGTCTAATCGTGTAGAAATCGTTACCAGCGAAGTTAATATACTGCTGCTTCTTCCTGTCTGGGATGACAGCAAGTTTCATGAAATCTGAATCTGTTGTTCCTGAGAATGACATTATTTAACCTCTACGCTGGCCTCAAAAGTATCTAGGGATGAATCCAACAATTGTATTGTTAGAGATATTTTTATTGCGTGATCGTTGTTATCTGCACCCCCAACTACGCTTATTTTTAGTAGCCTTCCTAAAGGGAAGTAGTCTTCTAGAGACTGGGTGATTTCCTGCCTAATCATGATGAAGGTCGTCTCGTCCATAGGCTCGAATAGGTACTTTCTGAGACTCACTCCGAAGTTGGGAAGCATGACCCTCTCTCCACGCTCTGTTAGTAACAACTGCCTTAAGTTGTTCCTAATTAAGCTGATTCCGTAAGACTTGGAGAAATAACTAGGTGATTTGTTAGCTTGCAAATAATTGTCTGTGGCTACAGAATTTAGCGAGGCTGGTACAGGATAAGCCAGCCCCGACTTCTTGCGGTATTGAGATTTGACCGCCTTCTGTACAGAGATAGATACCTCTCGTCCATATTTATTGAATGTTGTAGTAGTAGCCATCAGATTCTAATGTTTTCAAAGAAGCCTCTTTGGGCTTTATAATTCTGTTCCACCTCAGTCTGACTTAGAGGTCTGTTATAAAACTTAACACTTCCAACATACCCGTGTAGGCCGCTTTTTTTGCCGCCCCACTCTCCACCCATGAAGTTCATTCCGACATTTGTGCCAGCCTGATACCAGTCTGTTCCTTTTGAATCCATGCCATCAGAATAGCCTCCTCCAATGATAAAAGGAGTTATGTTTACTCTATTCCTATCAGCAGCGTTTGGGCCATTCCAGTACCAGAAGTCTTTTTGACCGACTCTAAATCTTGGGAATCTGGGGGCCACCTCTGGGAGATCGTCATGCGTAATGTCGTAGCGGAAGCTAGATGCATCGAGTTTAGATGGAATGTTTGGGGGACCGACTACTCCGAAAGTATCCTCTGCCCCAGAGGTGGTCATTTTGTTACCATTTAGATATATACTAACTTCGTCGTTTGTATAATCGACTGTCACGGTCGCTAACATAAACGCCCCAGTAACATCGTTAAATGATACACTATTTACAGTAGAGGTTGTATCTACTGAAGTTCCGTGATATCCACTAATCTTGTGCTCTATTCCGTACTCACAATCTTTTGGATCTCGGCCCTTACCGATAAAACCTATACCGCTTGTGCTATAGCTTTGTGTTGGGAATATGCCGAAATGAATCCCGTCTGCAATAGCGTTATCAGAAGGATTGTTTGAAGGCACACTTCCTGCAACCAGTCTACGATCTCTAGTGAATCCTATGAGGACTCCTTTTGTTGCGGCTGGGGTTGGGTAAGTGTTTATTCCATCCGTATCGTCTGTTCCTCCACGGTTCTCACAACCAAGAACTACTCTTGTTAGTGAGGAAGTGCTTTGATCAGCAGCCCACCCCGCACCATTTTCTGTTAATAAATCAGGAACATGCACCCAAGTTTCAAATGACATGCCTGTACGCTTGTAGAACAGGCTATCCATATCATCAAAGCCTGTCTTTATTTCTGCGTAGCCATAAGGTCTGTATGGACTAAACAGGTACTCATCGTTCGTTGAATACTCAGCAGCTTTTGAGTTTCCATCAGTTCCAGAGAAGAAGTTACATATTCCTCTAAAGTATGGAATGCCGATCCCTGAAGGAAACAGGGAGTCTACTGAAGAAGCTACTAGTTTGGCGGGCTTCTCTGACACGGAGGAGACTGCACAGTTAATAGCTAGATATTCTGACGAGTCAGGGTTTACCAAGTCTGCGTCTAAGAAGTTATAGATTGCAACAAGACCGCTAGTGCTGATTGCGTCCTGCAACCCTAGCACTGTCCCAGATGTTCCAGTGTAATCGGGATCAGAAGTTATGATTTGTCCAACACCTACATCGGGAACCATGATATCAGTATAAGCAAACTTCTCTTTCTCTAATTCTACTGATATGAATTTTGGACAGATAGGTAATACTATTCCAGACACCTCTCCGGGACTGAACATAATATCTTCTTGTGCTCTTTTTGCAATACCTATCTTTGTATCATCTAGAGATGTTAGATCGTTGATTGGTATTTCTCCCGGTCGTGGAGTTCTTCCATCAGGGGTTAGGGTTACAACAACTTCTATCTGTTTTTTTCTTCTCTTAATCTTTCCGTCATGTGCAGCGATTTTAGAATAAAGAGTCTCCCTTGCGTTAACGACCTCAGCAGAGTCTTCGGTGTAGCTGTTATCTAGAAGTTGGCCGACATAGGAGGACAGATCATATATCTCTCTATTGCGTTGATCAATCAGAACTTGTAGGAAGTGATCTTCGTTATAATACTCCTGCATGTTCGCAGACTCGTTTATATATGTAACATCGAAAATTGTGT